TAGTTTTTTAGTTTCTCCTATCTCAATAGTTCTGTTTCCCCTTTTAGAAACTGATGTTACATATGATGTAATACCATCAGTAGCATTCATGCGAATTGGGCTAGCGGATAACTGTCCATAATCAGCATCCGAAGAATCCCTAGTTTCTAGATAACTACTAGAAATATTACCATCAGGGTCAATCAAAACATACATAGATTTTACACCCTCTTCTGTAATATCAAATGTTAATCCCTGCCCTCTTAATTCTCCAGACCCACCATCAAAAGACGAGTATCTGGTAGCATCGAAATTACTTTTATGCATTTCATCCTTTCCACAAACCTTTGTGTATTCTATTCTAGGTTCGTTTAAAGTAAATACGTTAGGTGAAAAATCATACATACAAACTTGATTTATTCTCATAAGTCTTAAAATTTCACCTCCTCCTAATCCAGAAGTATTATCAATCCTAATCAAGTGTCTAAATACATTAGATTCGGTTCTATTAATTTCATGTGAAATAATTTTGTGTAACTTATCATCTGTTTCGTTGTAAAAATAATACCCAGTTAAGTTATTACAATAATTAATCCATGTATTAGACCCCGTAGAATCCCATGCATCTCCAATATCAAATTTAAGTGTTAGTTGATTAGATATTAGAGAGTCCGTGCTATCATTAGCGTTCATACCTGTGGCGTATGTAATATAAGGTTTAAAGAAAATCTCACCCCCATATATCTTTTCAGGATATTGATTCATACCAAAAGAATAATTTTCAGATAAAATACCCTTATTTGAAGTTCCTTCATTATCAATAAATATAGCCTTATTCCATCTTTGTGTATTTGTGCTATGGTTTCCTAATCTATAATCTACCTTAAGTAAATTAGCCGTATCTAATGCATCACCAGAATGTGCGCCTCTTATATTTTTTACATCTGTCGATAACGTAGCATAACCTTCGTGTTCTGCTATTTGAGGTATATCATGAAATTGTGCTACAATAGTATCTAGTCCCCCATAATCCAATTTACCTTCAGCATCATGCCAAGCCCTATGAGGAATAATGTTATTAGCGAATGCTGAATATACAACAGGTTCATTAACCCCGTTAATAGATT